CGCAAAAGTAGTTCAACTTCAAGCAGACTATGATTTAAAAGATTACGCAAGAAAAAGAGAAACTGAATATCCTTCTTTAAAAGATTGTATTCATGCTCTTTTAGATGGTGGAGATACACTTACAAATATTCAAAGTTTAAGACAATCAATCAAAACAAAATATCCAAAGGAGAGTGAATAATGGCTTTTACTTTATTAAAACCGACAGGTATTGATTTAAGTCAGACCTTTGCTTTTACTGGTACTGTTACAGGTGCGGGTGGTGGAAAATTATTACAGGTAGTCCAAGCTACTCATGGTACACAAACAAGTAATAATAGTTCATCATATCAAGCAAGTGGTTTAACAGCTAATATTACTCCAAGTGCAACTTCATCAAAAATTTTAATTCAACATCAATTACCTTTTTATCAAGATGGTAATGGTGGCTCTGTAATTTCTTGTATTCATGCACTTTTCAAAGGTGGAAGTAACTTAAATGAGTATGGCTCTGCATGGGGTATGAATAGCAGAAGTATTAACTATGCTTATCAAGGTGTAGGTTTTTACAGAGATGCACCTAACACAACTTCACAATTAACATATGATATTAGATATAAACCTTATGATACTGGAGAAGGTCAAATAATTTATTCTTGTCCAGATAGTACATACGGAGGTTTAGGTGCTGATAGTCAAGGAACATTAATTTTAATGGAGATTGGAGCATGATAATTTCAAAAGAAAGAGCAATATTGTCTTTAAATAGTTTAGCTAAATTTTATATTGTTGGAAGTAACATTGATGATTGTGAAATTAATTGGTTAGAAGATACTACTCCTATTGCTAAAGCAGATATTAAAACTGAAATGCAAAGATTACAAACAATAGAGGATAACACATGAGTTACATAGGCAGAGGAATAGACCAAATAGATAACATATCAACTTTAGATAATTTATCTTTTAGTGGTAGCACAGCAACATTTAACCTAACACAAAACTCAGTAGCTTTTGTACCAGTAAGTGCAGACGCATTACAAATTCAAATTGATGGTGTTATTCAAAGTGGCAACTATACCTGTTCGGGCAGTCAAGTTACTTTTGATTTTACTCCTAGTGGTAGTTCAGTATGTAATGGTATTAAACATTTTGGGGTTGGGGTTTTAACAACAGTTTCAGATGGTGCAGTTACAACAGCTAAACTTGGTGCAGATAGTGTCAATGGAACTAAAATAGCTGACAATAGTATCTCAGATGAACATTTAGATAATACAGCAATCACAGGTCAAACAGCTATTACTTCTTTAGCAGATACCGATAAGTTTTTAGTATCTGATGCAAGTGATAGTGGTAATCTTAAATATGTAGAGAAACAATATTTACCTAGTGGTGGTTTAGTTCCAGTAAAACAATCAAGTGGTTCGTCAAATACAGCAAATGTAGTTGTTAATGGTTGGATAAGTGACACTTATGAAAACTATGTAATGGATTATTATTTTAATGTAGCAACAAACAACGAAGCTATATCAATGACTTTATATGATGCCAGTGGAAATATATCATCTGGTAATGAATATAATTGGACACATATTGGCTCACAAGCAAATGATGGTGCTAAAGTAGAATTATATAATAGTAGTCAAAATGCTTTTAGGTTATGTCATGGAGCTAATAACGATAGTGCTAGAGTAAGTGTTACAGGAAGATTAACTTGGTTACACCCAAGAGCATCTGGTAAAAGAACAACAATATTACATCATCAAAGACAATTAAATAACTCGGCTGTAGTGCAATCATTTATTGGTGCTTTAGAGTTTAAAGCAACAAACGCATTAACTGGTTTTTATTGTAATGCAACAAGTGGCGATATTAGTGGTTGGGATATTAAAATTTATGGAATTGTTAATAGTTAGGTAAATTATGGTAGATAGATATGTAAGTGATAATGGTGTTAGACGATTAGCAACAGCAGATGAATTAGCAGAAATTAATGCTAGAGAAACAGCATGGAGTAATGATGCACCTAATAGAAAACTTGAAGAAATAAAACAAATCAGATTACAAAAACTAATTGAAACAGATTACCTTGCTAACTCTGATGTAACAATGCCAGACAATATAAAAACTTGGCGACAATCTTTACGAGATATTCCGTCTAATCATACTGATGAAGATGCTTATGATTTATTATTAGCAAGAGATAGTGACGGAAATTTAACACATTCAATTTGGAGTAAACCATAATGGCACAAACACTTATAAATAATTTATCTTATTCAACACTAGATGCGACTAAGCTATCTGGTAATTTGCCTTCAATAAGTGGTGCTAGTTTAACTGGAATTTCTGCACCAACTGAAACATACTTTCAATCACTTCTTACTGTTGAACAAACAGGCATATCAAATAATACTATTACAAAAGTAAACTTAAACAATATTGAATATGATACTTTAGGTTCATGGGATAGTACAAACAAAAGATGGATTTCAACGACAACAGGTAAATATTTTGTTTATGGTATAGTAAATTGCTACAATGGATCTGCTAGTCAAATGTCAATAGCCTCTACTATAATTAGAAAGAATGGAAATAATTTATTTGTAGGACACTTAGATTTTAGAAACAATTATGGGGGTTATGCTAATGGTGTTGGCGTAGGAGGTATTGTTAATATGGGATCAACCAGTGATTATATTGAATTATTTGGTTATCCTTATGCAAATTCAGCATCTAGTTTAAAATTTGCAGGCAATCCAAGTGGAGTAACAACTGAACTAACAATATTTAAGGTGGCATAATGTTATCGGAAAAAATTAAAACATATTTATTAAATAACGAAATTACAGAAAATCATTTTGGTTGGGATATAAAAATTCATAATATTGTTTTAGAAAACAATGGAGATGGAGATACTATAGTTAAATGGGATAGCGATGCTGTAGGTATTGCACAGCCAACACAAGAGGAGTTAGACGCATTATGATTAATCCTTGTTGCGAAGATGGAAAGTGTACTTGTGGTAAATGACTACGCTAGATATAAACTCAAAAAACCTAGTTATAATTTTAGGATTAATAGGTGGATTAATAGGTAACGTTTTTTTTGTAGGAAAACTTTTTAATGAGTTTGAATTACTAAAAGATGATGTTGTTACAGTACAAGAAAATCAAAACGTCATTCAGCTTAAACAAGAATTACTAGAACTTAAATATAAAATAAAATCTCTACGTTTAGAGATTGATGGAGATTACAGAGAATAATGTTTAAAATATTTGCCATGATTTGTATGCTTAATGTAGGAGAGTTAGATCAAACACTATGTTTTAAAAGTGAAGTACCTTTAAGTTTTGACGATAATGTGGAATGTAATTTAACAAAAAACAATTTAGCTGATTATCTTGATGCTGATTTAAAAGAAAGAAAATTAACAGTTATATTTCAATGTGGCTCAAACATAGGTAATACAAATGTCTGAGTGGGAAACACAATATAGTCAAATTTGTAAAACATTAGATGAAATTAAATCTGAGGTAAAAGAAAACAGACAAGAAGTAATGAAATTAAAACAAGAAATGGCAACTGGAAAAGGTGCTATTAGAACAGCCATATTTATCGGATCAGTATTAGGAGCAATTTATACATTTTTTAAATTAATGGACTAATCATCCTTACTAAAGGAACTGTATGAACACTAAACGATTGCTTATTTTAAGCGACACGCATTTTCCATATCAAATGCCAGGTTATTTTGAATGGATAAAAAAATTACGAGATAAAATAAAACCAACGCAAGTAATTCATATTGGGGATCTTGTTGACTTTCATGCAATTAGTCAGCATTTGCATAGTGCAGAGTTGCCAAATATAAAATACGAAATAAAAGATGCTATTAGATGTATCAAAAAACTACGCAAAATATTTCCTGCTGCAATGCCAATTATTTATGGCAATCACGATATACGCATTCAGCGACTTGCAGAAAAATCTGCAATACCAAATTCTTTTCTTAGACACATCAACGACATATTAGAAATAGAAAAAAAATGGAAATGGACTTGGCATGATAAACTTATTGTAGAGCTGCCAAATAAAACTAAAGTTTTTTTTACACATCATTTTAAATCCAACGTTGTTGCTAGTGCAAAAGAATTAGGCATGAGTTATGTGGCAGGACATCAACACACTTTGAGCCAACTAACTCTCATATCTTCCCCCCTAGCATTAAACTTTGCTATGTGTGTTGGTTGTTCTATAAATCCAAAACATGAAGCATTTAAGTATGCAAAAAATTATATCAAAAGACCAATAATTAGTGTAGGTGCTATTATAAATTCACAGCCAGTTATTTACTCAATGCCCTTAAACGATAAGGGAGAATGGACTGGTACGATATGAAGGATATAGAAGATCCTATTGCAAGAAAAGTTTGCCAACGCATAGCCGATAGATCACAAGCAGGTACAAAGAAGTTTGGCAATACTATGGATCAAGCCGATAAAGAATTAGAAGAAATGTTTGTCGATACTTTGGAAGAGTTAGGCGATGCCATGATTTACCTAGAAAAAGGTTTACAAATTTTACGAAAGAAAAAGACGTTATGGAATATCAAGAATTAAAGGAACGTATCAAAGAACATGAAGGCTATCGCAATAAAGTTTATTTAGACTCATTAGGTAAGAGAACAATAGGTTATGGTCATCTATGTAGATCTGATGAGAAGTGGGATGATGATAAACAGTACGATCATAGACACTTAGAAAAAGTTTTTGAGTACGATTTTGCTATTGCAGTAAGAGGTGCTGATGAAATACTAAAAGATTGTCCAAACATTAGTGAAATTGCTCGTGAAGTAGTAATTGAATGTGTTTTTGTCTTAGGTAAGACAGGATTTTCTCGTTTTAAGAAGTGTATAGAAGGTTTAAGCAAGTCCGATTACCAATCAGCTTCGGAAGAACTAAAAGACTCTGTATGGTACAAAAATCAAGCGACAAATAGAGTACACTATTTAAGTCAGATTTTAGAAGGCATTGAACAGTAAAAATGTTTAAATTAATTTTTTTGGTTTCTTTTCTTATCTTCGTAGCCACACAAATTGCACAGCTATATTTATATTATAATCAGATTGAGGGTATATGTTAAACTTATTAATTAAACCATTGTTGGGAGTTGCCGGAGACGTTGTTAAAAATGTAGCAGCAACTCGCAAAGTTAAAGCAGAACAAAAGATAACAGAAATAAAAGCAAAAACTTCTTTGATGGAAAAACAAATTAAAGGAGAAATGGATTGGGATATTGAAGCAATAAAAGGATCTAAAGACTCGTGGAAAGACGAATGGATTTTAATATTGTGGAGTGTGCCAATGATAATGATATGGATACCACCTCTTCAAATTTATGTTGAGTCTGGTTTTTTAGCATTAAAAGATAACGTTCCAGATTGGTATTTTTGGACTTGGGGAGCAATCGTAAGTGCTAGTTATGGTATCAAAGGTGCAACTAAATTTTTTAAGAAGTAATGGAATTATGGGAACTATGGCTAGTGCTAATGGTTACTATAAATACTATTCAAAACCTAATAGTATTTTTTGTAGGTCGTAAATTTAAAAAATAGGAGGTAATATGAAATTATTACAAGACTTATGGAGTCACTTAAAAGAGTGGTCTGACTGGAGCATGAAGGATTGGATTAAAGCCGGTATTGTTGCGATAATCGTAATCGTAGTAATTGGTGCTATTTAATTAATGGCAGATCTAAGATTAAAAAGAGCAGGAGTAAGTGGTTTTAACAAACCTAAACGTACTCCATCGCATCCTAAAAAATCTCACATCGTTGTTGCCAAAGAGGGTGATAAAATAAAAACCATTCGCTTTGGTCAGCAAGGTGTGTCTGGAGATAAAAAAAATACAAGTCGCTCCAGGTCATTCAAAGCAAGACATAGTAAAAATATTAATAAAGGTAAGATGTCAGCAGCTTATTGGTCAAATAAAGTTAAGTGGTAGATCAAGAACTTAAAAAAATTGCAGAAGTTTTAACAAACACTTTCACAATAGGAGAGTGGAAACAACCATTAGTAATGAGGAGATATGAAAAAAAAACCGGTATGGGAAAAGCCAAGACCAAAAAGTCTAGGCAAATCAAAAAAGATAAAAAATAAAAAAGGGTATTCTGCTGCCAAGAAAAAAGCAGACAAGAAGTTTGGTAAGAAAACAAGTTTAGTGAAGAATATGTATATCTCTAAACAAATAAAGAAAAAGTGAGAACGATAAAGGAAGATATATTATCCTGGTCGAAAGACTTTTTAGAAATACCCAACAAACATTTAAACAACTTTCCTGTTTGTCCTTACGCAAAAAAAACAAGGCTAGACAATCACATAAACATTATAGAACACAACGATCCCTCAACATACCTTGAAGCTGTCATAAAAGAAGCTGATAATTTTAAAGGTAAAATTTCTATCGTTGCTTGTTCTGATTTATCCATAACTGCTGATGAACTAGCCGACTATATTCATGCACTTAACTATGTGTATGTTCCAAGAAATGTATATTTAATGGCATCACATCCAGAGGATTTTGATGAAGAAATAGATTTCTTGCAAGATACAGCATGGGAGAGTCATAACGATTTTCTGATGGTACTCATACAATCATTTGATGAATTAGAAGAAGCTAGTACGTCATTAAAAAAAATTGGTTACTACGACAATTGGAACAAAGATTATTTTAGTGGCACAGTCGAACAAAGAAAACAGTACAAACATTTAAGGAAAAAATGAAGATAGTTTTAGTTACTTGGCTTGATACAAATGAGAACTCTCTTGGTGGATGGATAGAAAAAGAAGATCTTGATAAGTCTGCTGTTTGTAGTGTGGACTCTCTTGGTTGGTTATATAAAGAAACAGATGAGTTTGTTGTTATATTAGCTGATAAAGATACTCACGATGAGGATGATCTATTTGGTCGTAGCCAAGTCATCCCCAAAGGAGTTATAAAAGATATTAAATATTTGAGTTAAATTCTTTTATATATTTTTGTGGTACTTTTCTACCCATATCATTTACTTCGTCTAATTTATAATTTTTAACAAAAGCATACTCTTTGTTATCTTCTGCGTCTGGATGATGATTTGTAACTGTTAAAGTAAATTCAATAGTTTTATCATCTAATAAATCTTTAAAAGTTAATCTTTTACCATTCCACATACTATATTGTTCTACACATTCTTTTATTGTTTTAAAAAAATCGCTATGAACAGTATCCTCATCAGTATAGCAACATTGCCATTCATAAATAATATTTTTCATTTAACCCTCCCTAGTTAGATGGCTCATTATTGAGCCACCTTTCTTTTAAAATGTCCGATAAAAAAACCATTTTGATAATGAAAATCAAAAGAAGTAAAACCATTGTTCTCTAGCTTTGCTACTTTGTTTTCATATTTATTCATACCTGCTACTGTTCTGTGGTCAGCCATAAGATAAACTGTACCCTCAACAGATTCTAAAAAATTTTTGTTAAGATTAACTTCATTCAATAAATCAACTTTATATTTACTTCTACCTTCGTTCATAGTTTCAACCATCATACTATCTCCATTGTTAAAAGTGGTCGTAATGAGAGCAGGGTGGGTCAGAAAATGGTCGTAAATAGTTGCATTTTCTTTCCTACCCTTGTAAAAAATTTCCCAATTTTTCTTGTTATTTCTCATTATTTCTTTAATACTACCTTATGACACCTAGTATATCAAGAAAAAAGTATACCTAATTTACCCTAGAAATCAGCCATTTTTTAATTTTTTTTTATAGAGTGGTCACAAAATGGTCAGAAAATATTTTATTCTGGCAATCCATTAATCATTTTTTCTACTTCATCTTGATTAGTATGAACATAACCAAGTGCCACTTTAGAACTCTTCCAACCAACAGCAGTCATTAAACCTTGCAGTGAATTTTTTTGTCCTAACCAACTTGCGTGAGTATGTCTACAAGCATGACGATTTTTATATGTAACTCCTGCTTGTTGGCACATAGTCCACCATCTCGTAGGAATTCCAGATGGATTATTTTGTCTATCGTGCAAATCATTCCATTCAAATAATTTATCTTCTCTAAAATTTATTCTATCCAGGTATTTTCTAATCTTAGGATGTATTGGTTTTGTTATCCATTCTTGCGTTTTAAACATCCAAATATTAAATTTATTTTTTTCTAAATCTATCATTGGTCTATCGTTTAATGGATTTTTTTCTATCCAACTCATGTTCAGAGCTTCTGATATCCGGCAACCAACGTAAATTAAAAACAAGAATAAAAATTTAATATGCTCGTCAGTACATTTTTCTTCAATTGCTCGTACATCAGCTAAACTAAATATTTCTTTTTGTCTTGCTCTTGCATTTAATACTTCAAAGTTCTCAATCGTTGGATCATTACACCAACCTTGTTTTGCTCCATAGTGCAGCACTTTTGATATAGGTAATACAAAGCCAGTATTTGCCGTATTATTTTTTGCTGATGCTAACTGTCGTTCTGCATAACTAAGATCTCTTAGTTTTTTACCCTTCCATTGTTTTAAAACTGGATACATTTCGTAGGCTTTTCTAAATATTAAATCATCGTTAAATTCTTTTAACTCAAAATCGCCAACCATTTTTCTTACTCTGTTGAATATTGACATTCTTTTAGATGATGGGCAATGTTTAGGATTGTCCAACATTTTATCAAAGCATTCTCCCCATGTCATATTGTGGGTAGATAGAATGGAATTTTTTATTTCTTCTTGTCTGTTCTCACAAATCCAAGTAGCTTCTGATTTACTTGTCGTACCAGTAGACTCTTTGTGAACTGTAATTATTTGTCTGCCGACTCTGACAGTACCTCTAATTTGCCAGAACTTGCTTTCTTTTCTTTTGAATAGGGTAAGCATAATTGTTTAATCTCCTCAATGTCATTGTAGGTAAAAAACTGCTTTTTACCTATATAACGAGATAAACAAGAAATATTGGGATGCTGTATAAATAATTCATTCAATCTCGTTTGTAAAGTCCTAGTTGATATTCCGAACAAATTAGCCAAATCTTTGCGATAATATACTGGCTCTAGTGGTTTTCTCTCTGCTGACATTAGTATTCTCCTCTCACGATATCTTGGTTTTCTTCTTCGTTTCTGGCTTCATTTAAAATTTTTTTTCTATAATTATCTAGTTCTTTGCGTTCATCTGGTGTTGTTGTACTTTTTGGATGAAACAAAGCAGTATTTTCTGGTAGTCGTTTAAGATGTAGCTTCTCTTCTATTTCCTTGTATTTTTCTTCATCTTTTCGTTGATGTCCAACTTTAAGCATTTGGTAGAATTTATTAGCGACACAAAGATCATGGCTATTATCCGTAAAAACAACTGCCCAAAGACGTACTTCTGTTCCAGATGGTGTGTTAGCTGTCCAACGTTTAAATTGGTACACAGTATTATTATACCCTTTAGATAAATATTCTTCCATCTTAGCTTTGCCAAGAATACGTTTATCTTCATCTTCAAAGTGCAACTCCCACAATGGTTGCTCAAACAATTCAGACTTAGGATTAGTTCCACCTTGATCTAATTGCACAATATTAATTATATTTTTAGACATTTAATAGTTCCTTTTGCTTAGTATATTTCCAAAGTCTTTCAATTGAGTATAAGTGTTCTTGATGAACAGCCATACCATTGCCATTAAAAACTTTAGATTTTTTTTCAAACTCTTTTCTAGGAATAAAACCGACTACATTAAAAGTATCTTCATTTTTAGTTGCAGTAACAAGAACACTTACATCAGCTTTAAATGACTGAATACTTTTAAATAATAATACACCACTAGGATAAAATGTTGTTTTAACATCAACAGATAAATCATTTATCCATAAATCATAACCATCATCTATTCCTGCTACTCCAGGATTAAATGTTAAGTTAAATATTTTTGCTACAACATATTCTCCTTTGTAGCCAAGTTTGTCTACATCATCGTCAGTTCTTTTATTATCTCTACGTTGATTTACAACACCTGCTGCTCTCGACAATTGCCAACGTAAACTTGCAAATTGATTTATTTCTGACATTTCTTTTTTTGATAATTTAACCATCATGGTTGCAATCCACCTAATTTCATTTCTGCTCTAGCTGTCGCATTGGCATCTGCCATTAATTCTATTTTTGTTGTGATACGATCAAGATGTGCAAACATTTCATCCATTAGTTTCTCAGCTTGTTCTAAGTTACTATTAACTTCTGTTACTTCTGGATCTATTCTTGCTTTAGCTTTTGCATCTTCAACACTATGTTTTTCATTAGATAAAAAACGATAATGTAAATATCTTGCTTTTTCTTTTTCATCTTTAATTCTTATAAGTTGATTAAACATTCTTTTAGCTTCTCTATAACTAATAATTGCTTTCATTTTTGTTTCAGCAATTGCATGAGGATCGTATTTATTAAAACTATTATCCATCCACTTCACTTTCCAATTTGTCGGCAATGTTTCGCAAATTAATTATTCTGGCTTTTGTATTAAAATCTTTACCTTTGTGGCATTTGTCGTGGCAGCTACGACATAAACAAATTAAATTTTCTATGTAATCTTTACATTTACTTCCACCGGATTGCTTGGCTGATAAATGATGAATATCTGTTCCATACCAACTATTACAAACAGCACATTGAAAAGTTTGTGCTATTGTTAATTCTGGCAACCAGAAATCATCAAATATTTTTATATGTTTTTTCATTTATATAATTTGTCTCCAATGCCCCAGATCATAATGGCAATAAAAATTAAAATAACTAATTGTAAAACTTCTAAAATTAATTCAATCATTTTTGTATTTATCCAAAATTTTAATTGTTTCTTGCGTTGGTTTACGAAGATAATAGCAAACCATTTGTCTATCTTTATTCATCACATCTGCAATTTTGCTTGAGTCTGCATTTTTTAATTTAATTGCTATTTTAACAAATTCTGTTCTTGCTTTTACAAGACCTGCATCTTTTCTTCTGCTTATAAATTCTTCAACAGTAATATTATGTTGTTCACATATTTCAGAACGTAAATCTTTTAACTTAGTATTTTTTGTTATTTTAATTGGCTGAGACTTTTTAAAGATAGGATTATCAGCAATCTTTTTTAAAGTCTCAACCTGTTCTAAAGTAAAATAATCTAATATGTTTTGCATTAAAAAGGAATATCCTCTGCATCATTACCTTCTACTGCTGCATTACTCTTAGGTTTAAAATTATTTTCAACACAGTACCACTTGCCTTGTTTCGATACTAAAACATCAATGTTGATCCACTCATCATCTTTGTTTTCTAATTTCTTTTTATACCAATTAGTAAATTGATCTTTCTTTATTGATAGCTGACATTTAACAAAATCAACTTTGCCTTCTTTAGGATATAATCCTTCAACTAATTTTTTTTCTTCGCTCATATATCTCCTAGTTTCTTTTTCTTCTGGCTAGTATTTGGTTGCTCTAACGCATCTAAATCATCTTGTTCTCCGGTACTTAACTGGAACAGAGAACGCATAAATTGTTTTAACGCATATGATTGGGCAGTACCCATTGCTGTTCCATTAC